TTCATCTTCGAGAATGATTGGCTTGTGGCATTCGTCAAGTCCGGTACGCAGTGACTGCCAGGAGTCTTTCAGATGCCGCATTGCTGTATCAGACAGCTTTCGAGGTGTCTTGATGATCACGCCGGGAGTAGCGGAGTTTTTGAAGAACTTGGCCCCGAACCGTTCTTTCGCGATGGCTGAGCCGAGGTTCCTCGCCGCTAATTCCATCACGCTGTATCCAGTCAGACCATCCCATCCCAGACCGTGGATGTGCAGCACATTCTCGGCAAGGAGCTTGCGTGTCTCTGTTCCCGTTGCTCCGTAATCGCCACCAATGCAAGTGACGAACATCAGCCGACCATCTTCGCGGATCGCAAAGGTACGATCCGGCCGGAGCTGCAGGAGCTCCGTCGCCTTGCCGAGGCCATCACGGTAGATGTACGCAAATCCGCCTCCGTGGCCCATCGCATGTGCCGTGAGAGTCTGCATAAAGTGATACTTCAGCGTCTCATCGTTTGGCTTGCCGTGTCCGCATAGGAGCTTGTATGCGAAGTGATCGCGAGCCTTGACCCATTTGCCGTCGTTCTGCCGCCACAGGCAGAGCGAGGTCTTCGCCACGCAGCTGCTGACGAGGTTGATGGCTCGAAACCACGGAGCGTACGTGTAGGCATTGTGCCGGCCGACAAATTCGCCGGAGTCCGTTTCACGGAACCAGCTGTCGCCGACATCATCGGCGTCGACGGGCATATATCGAAACCGCCGCGCGAGACCATCAGCCAGATTTCGCCCGATTGAACGAATAGTTTGCAGCATCGGAAATGAAGCCTTCGAAGGAGTCATTCCCAACTGGAAACCGTCGTTTGCGGACGAATGGCAGTTAAATCGTCCGAAGGCCTCGCGTCTCGTACACTGAACGACGGCCGTCATCTTCCGCCGCATGGAACAGGCAGTCGCTGATTCCCATCAGCACTGCCACCATGCCGTCGATCTTCTTCTCTCGATGGCTCTTGTCCGGCATCCACAAGTCGCGAGCATCGCGCACAACGATCAGGTTTTCCGCCTGCCAGGCCAGAACGGGATCGTTTCCGTGCGAAACGTCGCCTCGCCGCAGGGCTCGCATTAGCTCGCGTATTCCCGGATTGTACCAGCCCGGTGCCTGCCCGAATCGCGTCGCATTCAGGCCATGCTTGTTGATCAAATGCTGTGCGAGTTGCGGGGCGAACTGCTGATCAAATCCCCATGACAGCACGGCGTATTTGTTGCTGACTTGCACGATGTCCTGTTCGATTTGGTCAAAGTCCACCTGATCGCCTGGATGACATTCCAACTGGCCATCCTCGATCCACTTGTCGATCTCTGGATTCTGAAGTTCTTCGGCGCGAGCTTCGCAGGTGTAACTCTTGCTGATAATGTCATACGTATGCAGAGCTGTCACGCCGTCCTCAATGTCGTCTGCATCCGGAGTGAGATCGAGCAATCCGGGAAACGTGAGTCCCCAGGCGGCAAAGTCGTCATTGCGTCCCAAATCGATTCCGCCGCGGCAATACTGCCCATCATGAATGTAGGGTCTGCCGCCGTTCCGTGCCCATAACTGTGGGTCGATGAGCTGCTCCGAGCTGCTGGTCATCACATTGCCATAATATCGTAGGGTTGTGTTGCGATAAATCGGTGATTTGAGAGCCCGATTGATGTGCTTTTCGTACTTCGAAAAGTCCACCGAGTAACCCATGTTGGGATTGGCTTTCGTCCAGATCCTCTTATCGAATGGATCCGTCCTGGATTTCGGCGAGAACGGCAGATCGGCAGCCAGTTTCCCCTTTCCGCAGCAGACTCCGCATTTCTTTTTTGCACTGCGTTTCCCGGTTCCTGTGCAAACCACACACTGCCATTCGCTGACATCCATGCTGCAGATGAAACCGAACGCGCGATCGTCGACGATTTCGCCCGTGATCACGGATTCGACCGCGCGGACGATCCACTCTCGTTCCTCGATCCAGATTTTGGCCCGATCGTCCCCGGCCGTCGTGATCGTGATGCCCAGGGGTTGCATACGAGCCCCGTCGCCTGTCTCCAGCTTCTCGTGGAAGCCCCGATGACGCTTCTGCCATGCGTGCAGTTCGTCTTTTATCACCACAGAGGGGTTTAGCCCGTCCGTCCCATCCGAATCGCTTCCCAGAGGCTGTACGAAGCTGTCCAGAGCCGAATAGATCAGCGACTTGGTCATGAATTGCAGCAACGGCCGAAGAACTGTGGACTTTCGGGCCATCGATTTGGCCAGATTGAACACGATTTGAGCCTGCTTTTCCTTCGTCGCCGCGCAGTAGATCTCTGCTTCGGGTTCCTGTGGAAAATCCATGATCAAGACCAGCAGCAGAATCGCTGCTGCGAACGTCGACTTGCCGTACTTTCGAGCCACTTCGAGGTAGGCTTTTTGAAATCGGCGGTATCCCATCGCATCTCGCCACCCGAACAGGCACCACACGATGAACTTCTGAGTGGGTGTGAGCTTGAGTGGGTCGCCTGCTTTGGCGCCGATGCTGTTTTTGGTGTGAACGCAGGCCGTTTCAATGAACCAGATCGAATAGTTCGCGATGACTGGATTGAATCGCCATCCACGCTTGTGAGCGTGCTTCATGTCGTCGATTTGCCGCATGACGGCCAGAATCTGCATTCGCCCAGCTGGCTGTTCGCCGCTTAACACCGATTCCATGTAGGATGCGATGTCCGCAGAGTAGTCAGGAGTGCCGTTTGTCGGGGCGAGAACTGGGTCTTTCGCCTTAGCGGGCGAACGCCGCTTTGGACATGGCTTTGATCGCTTCTGCGATGGGGTTTTCTTCTTTTTCATGTGCGGCCATCTTCATGCCTGCCCGGGCGCTTGGTGTCAGACCAAATTCACGCAGCATCTTCACGATCTTCTTCCATGCGTTGGTGCGGATGCCCACCGCTGGATGCTGATAGGCTCCACCCTCGCTGACTGCGCCCTCTTTCGAGACATGCTTCACACGGCAGATTTCGCCTTCGTCGCGGACGATGATGTCGGATGAACGGTATTCCTCGAACGCAAGGCAGAGCATCGCGAGCGCGTCCCCATCGGCCTCTGTGAGTGTCCGGACCTTCTTGCATGCGGCCACCATGCGATCCCAGTGCAGAAGGGCCTGCGGGGACAGATAGCCAGGCGGGTCGGGGATGCCTTCGTTCATCTTGATCGACATGTCTCGATCAGGCCGGTTGGTTCCCTGGGCGATCTTTACTGCGGTCGGCTTGCGAGGACGTCCGCGGGTCATCGGGAGTTCTCCCGGAGCGTTTTGGCCTCGTGGCATTCACGGCAGAGCGGTTGCCAGTTGGTTGGAACGTCGAACAGGTCCGGCCGATCGGCAGCTCGCTGGATGTGATCCAGCTCCGTTGCTTCGGTCGTTCTTCCTTGCTTTAGGCACTCACCGCAAAGCCGGTTTTTAGGATCGGAATCAAACCATGATTGGCGCGAACGTCGGTACTGACGCCCTCGTCTGAAGCGACGCGGTTCGGGCTGTTTACGAGAGCGAGATTTCGGAGCAGTGGCCATCGAAATTCAAACATCGAGTCCGATGCGGACGTTTCTGAGCAATGAGCAACGGCTTAAGCGTCTGTGACAAATGCTGCTCAGGAACCACACATGCTCACACTTTCTTCCGTCCTCGCTGTGATCGTCAGCGCTATCTGCTTTGGATGCAATTGGCTGCGAAGGAAGTATCTCTCGTTGATGACTCTTGCAGACGGTTCACCGACGATTGATGAGTCTGTGACGCGGCCGATGCTGGCAATGGCTCGAACTTGCGCGAATCTGTGCCGCGCAATCTACGGCCGGCGAGAGGATCTGCCACAACTGATGGCGATTGATGGCTGGAAGTTCGATCGGCTGATTGCTGCGAAAGACCTGTCGACGGTCTGCGGAATTGTCTACCGCGACGATGGCCAATCGCGGTCTGCGATGCTGATCTGGCGAGGTACGAACTTGCTCAATCGTGCTCAGGTCCGTGCGAACGCGAAAACGGAACTGGTCGCGTATCATGGCCTGATGCCGGGACGCGTTCACGCAGGCATCGCGTCACAGTTCGCACAAGTCCAACGCGAAGTGATTCAGGCAATCCGATGGCACAACCAGCGAGGCCGCAATGTTTTCATTGGTGGCCATTCACAGGGCGGAGCACTTGCGACGCTGACTGTCGCGATGATGCGGTGCTATGGACTGCAGAACTCCGGCCTGATCACATTCGGATCGATGCGAGCTGGTGATCGAGAGTTTGCCGCCTATGTGACAGCGGTCAATTCCATGTCCGACTTTGGTCACATGCGATTCCGCAACAACAATGATGTCGTGCCTCTTGTTCCGCCATTCAGTGCGGGATACTGTCACGCGGGCGAAGAACTCTACATCTGGCCCGGCAGCATGATCACTCGCAACCCAGGTTGGCTGCTGAAGGCCATTCAGCGTCTGAAGCCGATGCTTTGCGGAGTCATCGGGGATGGACTTGCCGATCATGCGATGGAAGAATACTGCAAACATCTGGACGCAGCGCGAATCTGACGAGCGTGTCAGGCCTGATCGTGGGCACGCGCACGCGCCAAATCGACTTCCAGAAACCGGTAAATGTTCGTCTTTGGCACCGACCACGCTTTGGCGAGCATTGTGGGCGTCCAGCCGCGCAACGTGAGTGACTTGCAGGCGAGCGCCATCCAGAGCCGCCTGTCATCACCGCACGTCGCATAAGCCTTTGAGGCCTTGTGTTTCACCTCATCCAATAACCGGAAGCTGCATTCATGTCGCAGGAGCATGAACCAGTGAAACGGCAGCGGCGCGGGCAGATACAGCAGCATCCCGAGCGTCCATCCGCTGGACTGTAGCGAACGCAGCAGATTGGACTGCCACTCTTCGACAGAGCGGCAGTCCCTGCAAATCGCCTTCACATCGTCCGTATGATCCGCGTAGGTGACGGACTCGGACTCATCCCAGTTGAGGATGCTGCACATTCAGTCGCATTCCTCAGACGATCGGCTGCAGCGCAATTCCGTCGCCGAATGTGCCCGTGATGGGATTGGATGGAGTGCTGCTGGCACCTTGTACACCGCGAAAGTTGTCCAGATTCGTTGACGGGAACTTCGCCAGATTCGGGATGATCAGGTTTGCCGGAATGCCGCGCAGGAACGGCTGCAGGTCATCTTCCGTGAATCGTTCGCGGACTTTGCCCGGATCGTCGATCGATTCCACTCGAATGATCTGCGACTGAGGCTTGTAGGCCTCGTAATGAGCCGTCTCAAACTTGAAGGTGTCGGTGTCGTAGACGGAAGGAGCCAGACCCAGCAGCTCACCTGCGATCAGTCGCCGAATTTCGCGGAAGTAGGCCCAGATGTCTCCGGCCAGTTCTTCGGTGATCGTCAGTTCGAGATTGTTGTCGGAGTGCTGATAGATGTTCGTCAGTGCGATCATCGTCAGGTTGTTGTACTCTTTCAGCCATCGGTTGTTGACGATTGGCCCCGTAAAGTAGGGCACGGGGTGAATCTGCCACGGAATGGCGGATGGCACGCCATGTCCGCCTTCGAGACGCATGCTGTTTGCCGACCTGGCTCGATTGATCAGCACCGCCTGAATGCGGTTCAGCACCTTTCCGAGTCGCTCAATGGTATTGCGGCTTGGGTATTGTCGACGTGCTGCGTCGATGTGAGTCATCACATAGAGCTGAACGATTCCAATCTCGTCCGCGAGACCGTGCAACGGAGCATTCTGCGTGAATGGATTGTCGCCGAAGTTGGCGACGCCGAATCCGAGCTGTGCCCACGGCTCAATGTTGTACAACAAGACCTGATCGGTACCGAAAGCGGCCATGTTCAATCCTCATCTGTCCAGAGACCTGGACGGGGAACTTGGGAATCGCGGGCCGTAACGGATTGGCCTCGCAGAATCTCTTGTGCGACGTGCTCGATTTGGCTGGCCACGTCAACGATGCCAGGTTTCTCCGACTTGTAAGCAGCCGTGATTCGTCGAATGGCTTCCTTGTAGGCTTCCCCCACTTTTTCGGTTTCCTTCACGATAAAATGGTTCGCCGTGTTTTGCCGCGTCGTCGTGTCACGCAGCACAGTCACTGAGTGCTGATCCGATCCGGACGGTGCCGCGGTACCGAGACGCGGATTCCGGCGTCTGCGGCCGAGCCACCAACCGCCGATGGTTGCGGCAATGCTGATAGCTCCGGTTGGAATCGCAACTTCAGGCAGCAGCAGTGTCGCTCCAGCTTTGAGAGCCAGGGCCATCAGCCCGGACGATCGACGGACGGACTGCGGTTCTGTTGTCAGAATTGGCGTCACAGGCCTTTGAGTCTGCAGTTGTGATGTCGCCGCGGCCTTCAGTTCTTCGACGGTTTTTCGCAGAGACTGGAGTTCCGCAGAGCTTTCGGGAGCCTTGCCGACGTCTCTGAGCTGGCGTTGCAGCGATTGGATTGACTGTTCCAGTCGCTGAATTTCCCGGCGTGCGGATTCGTCCGTCGCCGATGTTCGCGGTTGAGGCGAGGGAACTCCTTGAGCTGGCGTCGTGGATTCCTGCGACGATGTTGGGCGTTGTGTCTGCTGCGAAATCTGACGTGTGAGAGGACGCAGGCCGAGGCGATTGAGGAGATCCAATTCCGACGTAAAGCCCTCTATCATCGCGAGGCGTTGCCCAGATGGAGACATCGCGATGAAGGACGGCAGGGCAGTGACTCCCATCTGCTGCGCGAACGCACGATGTTCGGCATTCTCCCATCGCAGTGCTCTGACGTCGAATTTTGATCCTATTCTTTCGGCGAATCCGGGTGTGTGCGTCCAGGCATGCTGAAGTTGCCGACAGGGCATGCATGAGCTGGATTCCACGACGTACAGCACTGGTTTACCGGTGCCGCCACCTGGCATAAATAGCAGCATCGGCCAGCACAGACAGCACCAGATGATTACGTGCCTCATGCCATCGCCAATGCTGTCGCAGGTGGAATTTGGGACGTCGGCAGATAAATTTGGTATTCGTACCACAATGGCACGATGCTGTACTCTTCGCCCGACACACGAAGCTCCGCGATGTGATCGAGTCGATAATCTCGTAAAAGCACTTCCCGGTCGGTTCCTTGCCGACTGTCGGAATCAGACTTGAGAAACGGAGCAATCACGTTCTGCGGAATCCGTTCGTGGGTGTCAGTGCTGAAGTAGCCGACGTCACGACGCTCCAGTTTCAGTTCGAGATAGAACCGTGGTCCATCATCGTCTTCAGGAATGTGGCAGACCAGCGGGCAGCCATTAATACGTTGTCCCCAGACTCTTGGGAAGGCCTTAAAAGCGTCCGCCTTACCCTCGCGTTTCAGCTGGGCGTTGACAGCCGATGAATACCGCCAGTTGATTGGGCCATTGACTCGACTGATCTTGACAGTTTTTCCGAAGTACTGGTTGCCTCTCTTCGTCATATCCGGAACGGTGAGCGCAGTAAGCCCAACGAATTGACAGTTTGCAATTCCGAACAGAAGACTTTCCAGCTTGCGTTGCGAAATCTTGACCATGTGAGCCCCTGCGCAGAAGATGGCAGCGGCAATTCACGCTTCAAAGATTGGTATCGTGGCTCGTGACCGTTGCCGCTGCCGAGACACCTTATCCACCTATAGGTTTCACGATTGCAAACGAAAGGCAGCCAAAATGGTCGCAAAGAATCCAGATCACGGCCCACGCGATGTGTCAATGAGTCTCTGTGTCAGTCGGCGATTTGCGCACGCGATCCAGTCCCGTGCTGGGAGGACCGGGGAAAGTCGATCGGAGCTGCTCCATAGTTTGTTTGATGCCGATCGCATCCGTGAACTCATGGAAAGCGAAGCTGCGATCAGTCTCAGCAGACGGACGTTTAGCCTTCCAGATCGCATCGGGAGCAGTTAGAGTTGTTGGCGTCATGAATGACAGGGCACAAGCCCGGCCTGCATCGACTCCGCAGGTTTAGGCGACGTGTCCAGGACCGGCGGCACAGAGCATGGATTGCGATAGTCCGCCGATTCGACTCAATGCCCTCTTTGGGCTAACGATAGGAAGGCCGGTCGATGTTTCGACCGGCCTTTCGCATTGGTCGGTCGACCGACGCCGGATCCTGCGACCCTGCAGGAGCAGGCCGGATGCCGTCGTCGCCGAATTCGGCGACGAGCGATCGCAAGAAGCGTTTTCTTTCAAGCGGCGCCATGGCAGCGATCTTGCGACGTGCCGACTGCTCCCGTCGCTTCAGCACTTCACGCTGCCTCCGGGGCGATGCCTGTGTGGATGATTCGCCGCCGTAGAAACGGAAGTCATGCAGGTCCGTCACTTCGAAGTTACAGTACAGGCTCTCGGTGCGTGGCCCGCCTCTCGTTTGCGCGGTGAAGTCCGTGCGTCGCCACGATCTCAGAGCTGTGTCGTACATGTCATTGCGATAGTGGCTGACCATCAGGGAGGCCTGCGTCGCCGCAAGCCGCGTCAGGGCCTGCAGGAATCTCTGATGATCTCGATCGGTCCAATCGTGTCGATACCGAGTGTCCGACGTTCTGGTGACAAGCCGGTAAGGCGGATCACAGTAGACGCAGACGCGTGACGCCTGACACTCGAGTACTCCGCCGCTGGATTCCGCGTCGATGGCCATCTCTTCCAATAGTCCAATGCCGTCAGATCGCTGGAACCGTGCATGTGCTGGCAGCCTCGACTGCCACCAGCTGCGTACCTCATCGTCAAGATCACAGAGCAGCAGTGCTGAGCAAGGCTGAATCGTCCGAGACAGCGCACAGTGCCCAGCGAATGGGATCACCAGCACATCGTGTGGAGGGACATGGTTGATGAGCGTCTGCACAACCCCCGCTCCGCCCTTGCCGCCGAAGTAGCTCTCCCGCCCGCTGAGTTTCGCCTTCTTCGCCATGCCTGCAGTGTCGCTGGAACACGCGTCACTGTCAAGCCCTAGGCCAAAATGCCCCCCCCTATCGATTTTTGCCGGAGTCGTACCGACCTGTCGGGGCGGTATCCGCTGTTTCGTGATGCCAGGATTTTGACCCCCTACCCTTGCAACTGGCGGCGCTGCAGCTCCATGCAGATGCCGATGCAGGGCTCAATGCATTGCATACACCATTCGGGATCAGCGACGTCCTTGCAGTCCTCATCGAAGTCGGGACACACAACGGCGTCTTTGATGTCAATGATTGGCAGCAATGATGTCACAGGAACGGACAGAGCAGCACGCAGTGTGGCGTTGACGCGAGCTGCAAAAGGGCTGATATCTGATCGTGTCATCGTCCTACGGAACCGAAGGTTAATGGTTCGAGCCCATTCAAGTGCATTTTTTATTTTGTGAAAAGAACAGCCGTCGAACGCAGCGTGTCCCCGCCAAGAGACTCCTCACCACGTCGACGGCCAATGTGAGTGTACGCATTTCGTGTGTTAATTCAAAGGCGGGTGAGTCGTGGGTGATAAGCCAAGTGGCTGTATCAGCAGGCTGGTTAAACTGGGAGCTGCCTTCTTCCTCCTGTCTGTCTTGTTGAAGTTCTTGAGCAATCGCTCAGGCACTCTTCCGGACGTGCCCAGTGCGACTGCCCCATCTGTAGATGAGAGGCAGAAGCGCATCGATGACGCCGCCATCGAAGCTAAGCAGATGGCAGCACAGATGAGGGCTCGGCAGAAGCCGATTCCTGGAGTCACAGCAAAGCAGGTGGTAAGCATTGCTACTCAGCAAGGCTTCACTCTGAAGACACATCCAGCTGATCAACCGAATGAGTGGCTGTGTTCCAAGGAGTCAGCTTACGGTTTTTTGAGTTTGGACTGTTTCGGCCAATCTGAATACAGCATCTACTCGATCAGCATTGCAGCAGGAACTGCTGGCGGTTGGAACACGGAAATTGCATCGGATGCCACTGAGTTCCTTCCGATGGCCGTGCGAAATCTGAAGATCGACGGTCTTGATTCTGACCAGGCGGCTGATTGGGTCGCTACGCACCTGGGCGAAAACATTAAGCAGCAGTTTGGACCATGCGAATTCGACATGGGGAAAGGCAATGGATTTGGCCTTTCGATCAGGATCAAAGAATAGCACTTGGAGAAGAGCTGGCTGACGGTTGCACCCGTCAGCCAGCGGATCTGTGGCACACACCCCAACTACGACGGAGGAAATGTGAAACCGACAGAAAGGACTTCACAGGGTGAACACGCTCAACGTGTGGCCGTCCTGATACAGGCGCAGTTGAAAGTTAAGTCGCTGATTCAGACGGGTACAAAAACGCCTCGCAAATTTGTTGAACAGTGCAGTGGAGACTTCGAAACGGCACCCGACCGAGCCATCGGCACCCTTGAACATTTACTTGACGACATCAACGGCGAACTCGAATCGCTCAGGCACAAACCCGAATGAACTTATCGGCCCGAATTGGCCTTCAAAATATCGACATCCACTCACCGAGAGTGTAAACTGGAGAGAACAATTGTCAAAGACAACTCACAAGAGGCAGCCAGAAACCGTGGACAGCTTTCTCCAATTCGTGCGTGACTACTTCGAAGAGCCAACAGCGAAGCCGAAAATGACCGTCGCAAAAGAGGCGGGCATTTCAAGGGTGTATCTTCATGACCTGATTGAAGGCAACAAGACGGACCCATCCTTGGGCGTTGCAATTAGACTGTCCGAGGCCATGGGAACAACGTTGGAAAAAATCCTCAAGGAAAGTGTTATCCACAGTTGACACTGTTCTCTGTAGAGAACTATAACCCGCCCCCGTCAGAGCGACGGGAGGTTTTCGCCAAACCAAACAGCCCGCTGATCTGACAAGGATCAGCGGGCTGTTTTCGTTCGTGCAGACGGCTGCGAGGCGGCCGAACCGAAGCTGATCCACAACGCACGGAACGCCTGGTGGCGTTGTTGGACGTCGAAGTTTGCCTGGCCTCGACGGTCAACAGGTTGGTTCGATCCCTTCCCGTGCGGCTGGTCATCAATCAGGACTGCAGATACGCGGATAAGAGCAGCTGCTGGCCTTTGGCCTGCGAATCCTCCGCTGATGACTCGACAGTGAAGACCGTGAGGGGCCGGAAACCCCTTGTCTGATGTGCGTTAATTTTCATATTGACTGGAGTCGCCACGATGAGAGCCAACTGCCCGGTTTGTAAAAAGCGAGTGCCCGTGACTGACTGTCCGCCAGGGGCCGACTATTCGCCGTGGATCCGGAGGCATTGCACTGGCAAGGAACGTCAGCTGTGCCGAGGCTCATTCATGGCTGTTGAAGCCTCAGGGAAAACCAGTGGCGGTCAGCAGCTGCCGACCACCAACGCTCGTTGAAAACGTCGTAATTGTCCCCGCCCGAATTGGTCTGATAGGGAGATCCCGTAATGTTCCCGCCTCTGTGCGCATGGCTGCCGAAATCTCAGATTTCTGCTGGCGAGGCCCCCACCATTTTGGGTAGGGTTGCTGACAGCCATCGGGGGGGCAGCCATGATATCACCGCGATTCGCGGACACCGTCAGGAACGCAAACGAAAACGAACTCGAAAGCGCAAGTCACAACGCGCCACCGGTTCATATCCACCTGCACTTACCCCATCAACTGACGGCAGCCATCATGGAGCTGGTCACCGCGCTCACCGGGCAGCGTTCGCTGTTTTCGGACGATCAATTCTCGCCAAACGCCCAGTATTCTTCGACGCAGGCGGGGGCAGTCGATTGTGTGACGCCACAATTGCGGCCTGCTCCCGTGCCACCCGGCGAACAAGTCTCGCCAGACGGCAAACCATCGGTCAATGCGGCCGAGTCGATGCTGGAGTTCTATCGGACTCACATCAAGTCCCGTCGCCAGCGAGCTGCCGGGGAGGCGGCAATCGCCGAACAAGAATCCGGGATGCGGGCGTTCGACCGGTTTTTCGAGGCCTGGCGGAGCGAGGCCGGGGACGATCCCAAAAACCTTCGGTTCGTTACACCGAAGGCTTTTTTGTCCGCTCCGGACGGCTTATCAATGTTTTCGATGCATCTGATCACGGTCGACGGATTGTCTCCGGCGACAGTCATCAAGCGGCTGACGAACATGATGATCGTCGCCAAAAGCCTGAAGCTGGATGTCGAAAAACCCACGCCGGAAGAGGTGAAACGCATCCATGCGGAGCATCTGAAGCGGCTTCAGGAGACCGCCACAGGGCAGGGTGTCAAGGACCAGCTGCAGGTCCGCTCGCGACGTATTCCTTCATGGACCGAGATCGATTCCATGGCGAAGGCAGTCGGAGTCGCACGGTATCCGTATGGCGACCACGCCCCGTATTTCTGGCGCGGATGGATCCGATTCCTCGCGTACATCGGACCACGTGCCAGGGACGTTGTGAGCGTCATCAAGCGAAAGCCGGGGCTGCTGAAGGAGCATGTGATCCTCGATTCGCTCTGCCCGGTCGAAGACGTCAGCAATGCACTCGGCAGACCGCTGCACAGTCCGCATGGCTGGCTGCATTATCCAATCGGCAAGGATCAGCACAGCGAGAATCGTCTGATCCTGTTCCCGATGCCTCTCTGGATGCGGAACTGGCTGCGTTTCTGGATGGAGCTGTCGCCATGCAATCGCGTGTTCCCGAGTGTGATGGGCAAAAAGATTGGGTTCCTATCGCAGAAACAGATGACTCGCGAATGGAACGCCATCGCTGCTGCAGCCGGAGTGGATGCACGGATTATCCCGAGCGAGGGCACTGGGAACCGCATTGCTCTGCGAAAGTTCGCCGCCAACTGGTGGGCTCTGGAGACTCTACAGAGCTCCGTTCCGGCTCATGCAGCGTTGTCGGAGAAGATGGAGAACTACGTTCTGCACCATCTCCCGAAGTCGACGTCACAGAAGCACTATACCAGCGATCAGGCGAAGCTGATGCCTGTGATGCTGGATCTCATGAGTCGATTCCCAATCCCCGCCGGAGACGCTCCGCCGGTCAGCATGCTGCCGGAATAGTGGCCTTGCGTCGAGGGATCCGCCCATGACGCAGTACTACGTGACGACTGGCGGGCTTCAGAGAATCGTACAGGCCGACGACGCAAAGTCGGCGTGCTTGATCGTGTTACGTGAACTGGCTGAGGCCGGTCTCGCAATGGGATGGATCGTCATTTGCTCCACTCGCGGATTTGGTGATCCGGAGCGCGATGCCCGGATCTATTCCACGGAGGTAGGTTTAAGCGAACTCGGTTACGTGCGAAAGGAGGCTGCAGAATGACCGCGTGTCTGTTGATCTTCGGGCTGTTGATGCTCTCAATCGGCGCCATTCTCTTTGCGGCTGCATTAGGTCCGGAGGATCTCTTATGAGTCGCGTCAAGGAACTGCACGATCGCATCAGCGGCACAGCACTGTGCGATCTGCTCTTGCTGGAATCAGAACGTGCCGAGGTGCTGAGGGCCTACGATGCCAGGCGGCTCAAAGGCCCTTATCCGCCCATGTCACTGCAGATCTTCGCACACAACGTGCGAGAGAACGCCTGTGTGACGGTGTACTGGAGTCACTTAGCTGAGTTGCTCCGATTCGCTCGTGAATCTGGTCCGGAATGGCTGGAAGAACAGCTCATCGCGGCCAATAACGCCGCCAACAAGGCCAGGCTGAAAGCAAAGGAGGCCACGCCGGGTCAATGACGCACCGGCGTGGCCGTGGCGGCGTGCTCCCGTGCAAAGGCACACTGCCAGATCCTCTCTCAAGCGTTGTATCGGTTCGTTTTGCTGATCTCTGAATTCTGATTTTGTCCCCGCTGTGTTTCGAAAGGAGTCGGTTTCATGTTGGTACTGTCACGAAAGCTGAGTGAACGAATTCTCATTGGAGACGATATCGCTGTCACGGTTGTGCGGATCACACCACACACCGTCCGAATCGCGATCGATGCCCCGAAGAGTGTTTTGATTGTCCGTGAAGAGCTGGTCTCGGATTCGGCGCAACAACCTCTCCAGGAGTCCGCCGCATGACTCGCAGGAACGGAAGAATCTCCAGCACGAAGAGTCAGACTCGATCGGATGCACTCCGGGGTCGACCGAGCAAACGGACTGGCCAGAAAAACGTCCCGAGATCGGCTCAGGTGGTAGGGCTCATTCCTCGCCCAAAGCCTGATCCCACTCTGCGGCCATGGCCGTCAAACTGTGTGCAGATCGTCGCTGCCACTCCTGAACGCGTGAACGTCCGGGGAATTCGCGGCAAGATCGTGGATCACGTCTGCGCAGAATGTCAGTGCCGACTGGCAGTGGACAGTTTCACGATTCAGACTAACTGGGACATGCCTGAGAGGCAGCGTCGACCGCTCCGATTTATCTGTGTGCAATGCTGCGTCTCTCGGTACGACAGAAACTCGATTTCTCTGTTGATTGATCAGAGGAATTCAACCGGGAACAACGAAGGGATTCAGCTGGATGAATAGCACACTGAATCCCGGTACCCCTGTCACATGGACGCCGCGTCGTTTCGATGGATCGATCAGCGGCGCAATTCGTAGCTTCACGGCCTCGCCTGTGCAGGCCGTGGAGCTGCGAGACGGCACACTGCTGGACTGTGTGTGCCTGCGTTGCAACCGCTTTGTTCCCGTGCATCAGCTGCAGCCTGGGCATGGGGAGACTGGAGACGTTGATGGGCAGAAAACGAGCGTTTCAGGTACCCAACAAACCCGACTGGATGCCACAGATCGGACAATGGGTCTACGTTCGACGAATAGCGGGAAATCTCTCACGGCTTCGCGGGGCGGGGAAAATCATCCAGTATTGCCCGCCGGATCTGTTTCGCGTCCAAATAAGTTACGGACGGCAGCAAACCAAAGAGCTGTGGAAACTGGACGATCTGCGTCCGTGTCCGTCAGCATTGAAGTCTGCGAAATCCTCGTCATAGATTTCAACAACCTGCTGGTCAGGGCGTGGCATGCCGGAAAGCCCACTGAATCACACGCCGTGCGATCCATGTTCCAAACGATCGCCGGCGCCGTGCGTACGCTGCGGCCGTCGCGGCTGGTTTTCGCGATGGATGGTGGATACCACCATAGAACCGCCATTTATCCAGCGTACAAAGCCCACCGACCGCCCTCCGATCCGGACCTGGTCCGTCAGAGGCAGCTGGCAATTGACGCCATCAAGGCGGCTGGCCTGTGCATGGTGCACGTGGATGGCTACGAGGCCGATGATGTGATTGCCTCAATTGCCGCCAACGAATTCGGAGTCGTTATTTGCAGCTGTGACAAAGATCTCTTGTCACTGTGTGGACTCGCCCGAGTCTACCATCCCTGGGGCGCGGGCAAGTTTGCGACGGCGGAGGACGTGCTGGGAGTGTCGCCGTCACAGGTGAGTGACTATCTCGCTCTCTGCGGCGACAAGAGCGATGGAGTTCCGGGCGTGCCAGGAGTCGGCCCAAAGACTGCGTCCGAGCTGCTGAGCCAATACGGAAATCTTGAGGCCATTCTGAGCGCTGCGCGTACTCTCCGGATCCCCGGAGCGGTCGGAAAGAACATCGCATCTGGTATCAGCGACGCACTGCTGAGTCAGCAGCTGGTGCAGCTCGTCGACAACCTGCCACTGCCCGAGCTGACGTACTGGTACCCGCGATCCGGTTGGCAGCAGCGACTCACTGAGCTGCGACTCGGCAGCGTCGCAGCGATCCTCGATAGCCTGCAGCAATTCCTCCTGCTGCCTCGTTTGGGTGTTGACGATGGCGTCGCAGCAGTGAACCCACGTCGGCCGAAATCTCTTTTCGATGATGGCAACGATTTGGATCCTGTCGCGGAATCTCGCGACTCCGGATCCGTCGGCGACGTCGCTGAAACCAGCGTCACAGGCCCACGGTGGACAATCGTCGAAACCGGCGACGCGGTACCTCGATCGAGTAGCGCTGAAACCAGCGACGCCAGCTCATCACCAGTCGCCGCATCCTGCGACGTTCCCCGGGCTGGTGTTCTCGCCAATTACGAGCTGGCCGGCTTCACCGTGCTGAAACAGTTCGACCCTGTCCCCGGAACGCAGTTGAAATCGAAACACCTCGCCACCTGGCGAGATGGCAGCAGATGGATTCTTGATCAAAACACCCGCCGCCACATCTGCTGCAGCGATGCTCCCGTGACGGAATGGGTGATGGATCGTCGAGGCCCCGTGGATCCGAAAACCAACGCAGTGCGAAAGGCGACCTGATGGCAGCGAAGCCACCACTCTACGTTCTCAGAATGGAATACCGCGAAATCGGCGTCGGAACAATCACCCAGGTGCAGAATGCCCAGAAAGCAATCGAGGCACTGCAGCTGGTCGAACCGCGGTACGTTCGTGACGCAGACGATCACAAGCGGTTCCTCGTTCTGTGCGATGATGAAGACGCCACGTCCGTCAGTCGATGCAATGAAAAGGTTCTCACGCCCGAAGAATTCGAACGCGAGAACGTCAAGAAAATCTGCGGTCCAGCGGCTCCTGCGACCGTCAACGGAAAGGCCCGATGATGAAAGCCATAACCATTTGGCAACCCTACGCATCTCTCATTGTGCTGGGGCTAAAGCGATTCGAGACGCGGAGCTGGGGCACCGGTTACCGCGGACCGATGATCATTCATGCCGCAAAGAAATGGGATGAGGAGCGAGAGCGAGACTATGTGCGAGTCGTGGAGGCTTTGCGCACCACCACGTTTTCCGCTCACTCAATGAGTGACGAACAGCTTCGCCTGTTTTGCATGCCGTTAGGGGAGACGTTTGGCAAAGCGCTCGGCGTCGTGAATCTGATCTCCTGTAACCCGAAGCACGACGGCGGGAGTGATTTCGAAAACACTGTCGGTCACTTTGGCGCTGGTCGGTACGGCTGGGAATGCGACCAGCCTCGCATTTTCTTCGACCCTGTCCCCGCGCAGGGCTATCAAGGGCTTTGGTCGCCATCGCCGGAGCTGCGAGAGGCTGCTGAGAGCCTTTATCCCACAGTGCAATCCTGAACACGTCCCCGCCGATTTCACGGATGAACTTAAATGCAACGCGAACTGGACTTTGACAGGGCAACCCTGAACTCCTGCGTCAACCGACTGCAGCCAAAGCGACTGAAGACGGTCTTTCGTGGCCTGCTGTTCGCAGCCGCTGAACAGCCTTATCTGGTCGATGACATCGACGGAGATGGATACATGATCCTCACAGTGCCCGTGCAAACCGTGGCGAGCTGGGCCGGTGTGACTGACCGGGCAGTGCAGATCAACGTCGACCGACTCAGAAAGAGTCATCCGCGACTTTTGGAACAGTCGTCCAGCGTCAACACGGCCTCCCAGTGGCTGTTCAGCCTTCGAAGCGTGCTGCCAAAAGATGCCGTCGATTGGTTCATCGCCTTGGTCGAAAATTCGCGGAAGTTCACCCCGAACTTCTCCGCAGAAGTTCGGGGAGAACTTCCGGAAGTTCACCCCAAAGTTCACCCCGAACTTTTGATTCGTACCTCTTATTGTTTTTTAAGTTTAAACACAGCTAGCTTGCTGGCGGAAAAGTTGAAGAGTTTTGGAATCGCAGCTCGGAGCGGAAAAGATCTCGCGTCGTTCCATGCGGATGACTCGGCGCTGGATCGAAGTGAAGCCGTCTCAGCCATCGCCGATGCGATCACGACGAATCCAATCGATCGACAACAAGTCTTCCTCGCAGCGTCGATCGCACGCGACAAGGAACGCCCCTGGGGATTCTTCAGGTCCGCGCTGGTCAAAGGATACGACCTGAAACCGACAAAACAGCAGCGTGCATTCGCTGCGACGCTGCAACGGGCTGCATCCGGATTGGACGCGGAAGTCCTGATGCCTCGGATGACTGCCGATCAGGCATGGCAAAAGCTGAGATCCACTATCGCCCGAATCGATTACCTGCATGCATCGCAGGACTTTCAGCAGGCCCTCGGGCCTGAACTCCACGCTGCAGCTCGAAGCGTTGGAATTGGCAAGATCGCGACCAGTGATCCACGATTCCAGACAGACCTGAGAAACGCCTTTGCCGCGGCCTGGAACGATCAATCCCTTGCAACCGCCATTCAGTGAGCCAACCAATGATCCTTGAGTCTGTAAGAAAGTCCGATCGAAACGGCAAACAGTTGTTCGATGGTGCCGTAGTTTTGATGCTCGCCGATTATCGATCAGGCCACAGGGAATGTTTCGTCGTGCGAGTGGTCCGAAAAAAAGGACGGAAATGGATTCTCGATGGGCCGTACACGGAATGCCCATTGTCAGCAATTCCAGCATGGAAGCAGGAATGGATCTGAGAAAAGTCGAGATAGACTTCTTGCGTGACGAGCACAGCAAACGTGAATGAGCTCGTGCTATCACTGTTTCCCGGAGTCGGACTTCTCGACCGTGCATTCTCGAGCGCGGGTTTTTGCGTCGTTCAGGCTGCCGACAAGATCACTGGCGGAGACATTCGTGAGTTCGCCGGCGTCTCAGGCCGGTTCGACGGAATCGTGGCGGGCCCGCCGTGTCAGGGGTTCAGCGTCGCCAATTCGTTCCGGACTCAAGCGGACCACGAATCAGTCGTGAATAGCCGGCTGATGCTGCAGCACACTTGCAGGATCATTACCGAGTGCGAGCCGGAATGGTTTCTCATTGAGAACGTTCCAACTGTCCCCGACGTGCGAATCGACGGCTACTCGGTTCAGCGGATCCCGATCAGTGATCTGGAATGCGGAGGCAGCCAGCTCCGAGTCCGCCATGTGCAATTCGGCCATGTCGGCGGCAAAGTGATTCGCCCGATTCGTGTGCACGACTGCACGCGAAATCGGAGAAAAGGCAGACCAGCCAAGTCAGTCACGACAAAGACTGATCGCTGGAAAGATTACACCGACGTGTGCCGACGTCAGGGACTCGATACACCGATCGAATTGCCAGGCTGGTGTCGCACTGCCAAGGTCAGGGCGGTGGGAAATGGTGTGCCTCTCCGGATCGGACGTGCGCTCGCTGCGGCGGTGCTGTGCAGGGCGCCGCGTGATGCGGCCGCCGACTGTCAATGTAATTGTGGTCGCAGTGTGAGCCCTCGATCGCTGACAGCCACTGCCAGTTGTCGCAAGCGCAAGCAGCTCAGAAGCCAGCCGCGCCCGTGGGTCGATGTCGACGGTTATCACGATCCGTGAGCCATCGAGGCCAAAAGACGGCATTTAAGACCCCCTCTAATGATCGGCAAGTTGAGTCCGGAGCGTACGAGAGGCCACCAAAACGAAATCTCAGACAGTGGTGTGCACCATCGATGGCGTGAACTCGCTGCGGCCGTCATCGCCGAATCCAGCGACGCTGCAGGGTCGCTGGGCAAACGCGTTGTGGTCTCACTGCAGGATGCCTGATCACACCGGCTCCCGGCCGATGACGCTGGGCAGCGCATAAGTGCTGCCAGCGTCCGCCGGGATGGTGACAGCCACCACGCCACGATTGCGATTTTGTTGGCCGCGCCAAATCGAATAGGTCGCCCCTTTGTGCATAGGGAATTCGACCACTCCGAGTGAGTTTGAGAGTTGGCTGCGAAGAGACGTGTCGTATGAACTGCCAGTCTCTGACGCCGGTGGATCGATGAGCTGGGAGTAGATCCGGACATTCTCCTCAGCAACTCCATCGGCATCGAAACACGTCAGGAATCCCGTCGTCAGATCACCCGTGCCGGGAGTGATCACAATCGGATCGGTCTCTGGATCCGTTGGCGCCTCCACATCACCATCGAGCGCGAGTCGATACCGGATCTGTGCCCGCTCATCAGCGGTCCAGTCCGTTCCCCCTTCCGCTCCACCAGCTGCTTCGAAAATCGCGTCCAGTTGCTCATCAAGGTTTGCAGAACTCATCCCGAGCGCAGTCCGCAAAGCAGCGGAGTCCAGT